CTTTTAAAGTCTCTAGGTTATCTTTGGCTAATTTTTGATTCTGGTGGGCAGCGTCGAGTTTCTTCGTGGCAATATCCAGTTCTTCTCTGTCTAACTCCTTTGCAGCCGTGAGAAGTTCTATTCGCTTTTTCATTTCCTCACGTATAGAGTTTGCCAACTGCAATTTTTGCTGTTCAATCTTTTGGTTTTCGGAAACCTCTTCCAGTGCCATCTGCTTTCTTTCTGCTGATGTCACCAAAAGTTTTTGACTAATAGAAAGTACCTTAGTAATTTCTTTATTGTATTCCCCCGTTGTTTTCGCGAGATCCTCTTTAATCTCCTTCTGTTCTTTCAGGAGAGCGTTGATATCTTTTTGTAGGGCAATTGTGCGTTTGTCTTTTTCTGTGGTCATTCTATCTTATCTTCCTGCCGGTGGGGGCGATGTAATCTATTTAAATGGCCACTTTAATCCAGTCGCTCTCTCAAATTTTGAAATTGCTGAATCTAGTTTACCCTTATTCTTGTATGTCACAGGACTATCTAGTCCGGTACTTTTCCACGACTGAAGGTATCTTTTTTCTTTTGATAGCACATTCGCAAAATTTCCAACTTGACTTTTGGTACCGCGAATATTTATAGGGAGATTGCCGCCACGGAACAAAGATGGCATCAACCACCGAAGAGTGGAACCAAAGGTGAGGATCCATGATTCGTTTATTTCTCCGTCGTCATCCCTCATTTTATTAAAATCAATAACAGCCGGAACTATATCTCCGCCGTCACTTTTCATTTCATCGTCGCTCATAAAACAAAATCCTCCACTAAATAAATAGTTTCGCAACAAATAAAAAGGCACCCTCTGGTGCCCTCCTATTATTTCTTCTTGATCGCTTCCGCTTCTTCTTTTATCTGTTTTAGCAGTCTCTCAATAAACCATTTTCTCAATTGTATGGGGAGATTATAAGACTCAATAAGACTCCACCCACCATGATACTTCAAGACAAAAAATTGCTCATAAACCGCTTCCATGTATTCATTGGTCAGGCCAAAAAAAGTCCGTGTTAATAGGAACCTCCAAATCCTGCTCGTGGTTACACTCCTCGCAAACGAACTCTTGCGTTAAATCAATATTTGGAGTAATCTCTGTCATCACTTTCCTAACAAACCTAGAATCTTGTGCTGGCATCCCGTCTATAAACCCGTCTACCTCTTGCTTGCTGGTATTTCCGGCGACCGACACAATGCACGCTTTTAGATGTTCCGTAAGAATATTCTCGGACATCTTTTTCTTCTTGCGCATTTGACGATTCGCTGTAATTCTTTTTTCGTCAGCGCCATTAATCAATTTAAGTTCAACATCCAGCTGAGACTTGGGAAGTCTTGTTGAAAAAGTAAGATCACCAGTCTCACCAACCGGCGCGTTAACTTTCTCAGAAACTTCCAAAAGATCTGGTGGTCCTTTAACTTCTGTATTGTGCAGGTCAAAAGAAACATCTTGTGAAGAATAGCAACTAGGGCAATTTACCTTTGTTTCGTATTCCTCTCCATATCCGCTGATTCTCGCAGCGATAAGTATAGCATTCTTGTCACCTACAAGTAGATGATGCGGGGTGATCCTTCTATCTATGATAATATTCTGCAACAACTTATCAAAAACAACACCTTTCTGAATTAGCGATTTTGAAGTTAAGATATCTTCTTCTTTCGCTGTCATCTCTTTGATCTCGATTGATTCCTCATTGTGAAGTGGGTGTCCTTCTGGATAATATTTCCCCTCAGAAGGCAAATCGACCATTGCAGTCGGAGACACAAAGGATAATCCACCTTCAGATGGCGGTGAAGTTGACGCAGATGTCACGTCATCAGACTCCTTCGCACCCGTCGAAGGTAATCCGAGGCGTTCCTCATTATTTCTTTTTGTCATTTTTACCTCGCTAAACCTTCCTAAGATTTACTTCTACATTATAGTATAGAGCATCTTATAAGAAAATTTAAACATTATTTTCAATCGCCGATCACAAAACGCGCTCGAATGGATTTGGCGACAATGTGGGCTCGAAAGATGTAAGATTAAAATAGTCAAAACGAATTTCAAGAGATATTTCAACTAATCCTTCGTTTTCATAACTAAGATCACTGCCGAAATCAACACTCTTAATCCACGCATTTTCTAGTACAATTTCCTCAATGATCTGTCCGTCGCCATTTATTTGGCTTATCTTGGTATTAACAAGCGCACCAACGCCCGTCCTCTTGCTGATCGTTGAAACATCCGGATTACCTGCACTCCAATTCGTAATGGTGTCAGGCGGCCGGTACCCAGCAATCTGAAGCAATCGGTAAAGCGCCTGAGTTGATGAAGGATTCGCTGGATCTACGAGGGTGATGGTGATGGGATCATAGGTCACTCCCCCAGGATAATAAAAAGTATGGTTGATGAACTTATGTTCAGCTTCGCCAACTGTCATTTTGGGTTTAGCAACCGATTTGCAAATATAACTAATATAACCTGAGACTTCTGGCGCCCCGATATCTACAAGCCATCGATGCTGTCTCTTAGGATCCGCTGTCGTTGTATCACTCCAAAATGCCATTTTTTATTTTCTCCTCAAATTTCAGTTTCTGTAACTATAAATAGTTTTCTATTTCGTTTTTAGTCATCAAAAGATGCGCCAGATCTCGTCACGATAAAGTCAAGAGCGATGAATTCGAGTGCCTTAGCGGGTTTCAAATAAATCCTGGCATACATAATATTCCTATCAACCAATTCTGGTGTAGTAGTTGTCTCATCGAGAATCACCCTATAGTCAAGTAATCCTAGTCTAGTCTTGACGCTAGATAAAAATGGATTGACTTGTCCCAGAAATCTGTTCCAAGTTGATTGAACGTTCTGATCGAAAATCAACCTAGAAGCGATTCTAGAAATCTCACGTTTAACATAAATCAACATTCGTCTCACATTGATCCTATCAAGGGCTGATTGTGTCACTTGCAGCGTCTTTTGTCCAAAAATCACAATGCCCTCTGCTGGGAATTGAGCGATTGGATTGATGTTCGCTGTGTACAGATCATCTCTGTCATCAGAGGTTAGTCTCTGGCGCACATTGGTTACTGGCACTCCGGCGCTCCCCTCGGTCAATCCACCGCGAGTGAAACCCGCAGGTGCGAACCACAGTTCACTCTTCGTTTCACTAGAGGCGAGTGTTCCAAGAACAACCACGCTAGGGGGCACCCATAAGGATCCTCCCGTAGTTATAGTGTCGTTAATCTGAACCCATGGATAATAAGCGCACCCATAACTATTGTTAATGTTGCGCTGATTCAATTGAGATATGGTATCGGACACGCTGCCAAGTCGATTAGCAGCGCTTTCCGTCGATTCCGTCTCTGGTTGGTATCCGCCAGGCAGATCGATAACTGCCAAAAGGTCTCCTCTGTTCTCGGCAGTTTCCAAAATTTTGCCGGTGATAACCGAATTGGTAACACCCGGAAGCGATAGCATATTACATTCTACAACATCAGGATCCGCGACTGCATTGATCGCTCTCTCGATTGATGCGAAAGCGTAACTACTCTGAGCGGTTTGAGATGACAACAATCTATTAGCAAAAGGTTCTCTTTCTAGGATATCCAAACCTTCAAATCCGCCATTGAGCATTGTAGTGAACTTATTGAATCCCGCTGCCAAAACAGATTCATATGAAGCAGAGGTAACAATACCCGATGGAGATGTATACCCTACCGCAGTAAGCGAAGTGTTGCCAACGCGGGAACCGGAGGTGTATGTCGCCAACGCAGCAGTGCTCGACCCAGAAATATCATCTAGACTGAAAATCCAGGAATAGTTTAGAGATCCTGTAACACCTAGGTTGTCTAGGTTTTCTGGTTTCCTCCGGACATAATCAGGGATATCCCTTTGTAGCCTACTGCTGTTGGCGACATTCGTCACAACGCCAAAGTAAGCATCTTTTTGATTAATCAAGGTAGCATCATTGCTGTTCGCTCGCAGAGGCAACTCTGGAAATTCAAATGAAGCAGTAAGAGACACTGTACCAACATTAACAAAGTCGCTTCCTACCCCCAATGCGTTCGGAATATCATCGGTAACATAAGTGTCGATGAGGGCGCCGTCGGACCCACTAATCAGCTGAAAAGAATCAAACCGTGTTGGTCCGTAAACACCAAAGGGAAGATATTTGGGGTCCGATGCGCCAGCGGCGACTGCACCATCAAGCAAAACTCTCACATATCGTGACTGATTTACATAGTCTCCATAAGTTTGATATCGTTTTTTGGTATCGTCCCACTGTCTATAGGAATCGCCGATTCTTCGAGCGATAAAGTCAGCCGAATTAGGATTCAAATTTACGTCACTAAAAGTTTCGACTGGCGAAACTCTTGCGTCAGCATCATTTATTTTCCTAATCTGAACTGAAAAAGTTCCGTATGGAGCGTCTTCGTTCGGTGACGCCTTTATGTTGGAAATGGAAATCTTAAGATTTGCTTGTGCCCAATCTCCACCAGATATCGCCTCAAATTTGAAGAGATTCTGCATGTTCAAAGCGTCATATAGGGATTGCTCTCCTAAATCTTGAGAGAAAAACCATCCCGTAGAAGCGTTACTAAGTTGCATATCTTGCCAATTCTGCTGCGGTGATAGTCCTGCGGTGGTGGTCGTCAATCCCAGAATAACACCTAGAGAAGAGGAATTGGCATTAAGTTTGTCACTAATGTTTCTATCGAAAGTTTCGCCAAGGAAATAAGTCTTCTGATTATCTCCTGCGAAACTGTTTACCAAGGTTGGGTTGGTGTTGAAAACGTTTCTAATGTAAAGTTTGCTATTTTCTTCAAAGTTGAATACAATCTTGTCTGTATCTGTTCCTGCCGCGTTTTTCACCAGGGCCGTATATTGATGTGGCGTGTTGTCAGACAAAAACAATCCTGCTGTTCCACTTGTTTGGGTGGTACCATCTGCCAGAGTACCCGTAAGTTCTACAACGCCTTCTGCACAGTAAAAGATTGCTGCTAGAGAACCAGTGCGGAGGTCCTCCAGGTTTGATCCGGACTCAACAAGAAACAATCCAAATCCGCCTCCGTTGGCGAGACCGCTATTCATGGCGTCAGTATTTGTTTCCCATCCTGCGTTTCCATTAGCAGTAGGGTTGGCGTCTTCAATGCCTGCCAATTTAACAATTGTGGCGGGACTTCTATTCCTCAAATAAGCTTGTGCTGCATACGTTCCATATGCCGGGGCGGAAACGTTGGGTCCGCTTCTCCAAACATCGCTGCTTCCTGCGCCATAAATAGGATTTCCAAATGTCTCAATATATTCGGAGAAAGAATCAATCCGCACTGGCACCATTGATGGTCCTTTTACCGCTCTAGTGATAATTACTGGTCCTACAGCTGTTGGTAGTTCTGGTAATTGCGAGTTATCAATTTCATCAACAAAAACTCCAGGGGATACAAATTTAAATTTCTTTACCGACATAGTTTTCTGTTCTCCTCAAAATGACAAAGTATATATCACGTTTTTTAACGCTTCTTTTCCTGATGTAAATAGTTTTTAAATTTTGTAAATGCTCTTTTTATTCTCTATACTTGCCCCAGTTATCAGGGTGCGTAGGATCGTCACCCATTATTACCCTCTCTCTAGAAAACTTAAATTCTACTGCATTTTCCCTTTCCACAATTCGAGGCTTCTCTTGGTTCGCCCCGCCGCCGATTAAAGTGCCCAACACCTTTACCTCAATTGAGGTTTGATATATCCTTTCCTCGTCGCCAATGTTGGCGGCATTGTTTTCCAGAGTATACGATGATTGAAGAAATCCTTCATAACGATGTCCGGTTTGATGCAAAATGAAACTATTAATTCCGCCTGTCGATACCATAAACGGCTGGCTCATTTCATTAATTTGTTGTTGGTATTCTCCTCTTAGTATAATCCTGTACATAGCGGTTACATAAACCGGCATCGGGATTGTCTTGTGGGTATATACAATCTTATTATTCTTTGGTTCTACTTTAAAATTCAACTGCCCATATGTCTTCTTTGCATCTGCATTCTGAAAATTCTTTGTTTTGTTTTGATTGATAACAGATATAAGCGGTATTGATCCGCCGCGATAATCATTAATTGGGAATATATTCGCCTGCAATGATCCTTTGAATGCCAAATCTTTTTCCACGCTTATTCTTTCAACCGTTATTATCGGGAATATCAAAGCGCCCTCTTTATCACGCAAACTCTTATCTGACTTTACTTGATGCGCACGTTCAGCAGACACCCAAATGACTGGCACCTTCTTCCATCCGCGATTGGTGTTTGAGGAAACATTCACCTCATCGTTAACCCAATCAAAAATAGATGCGTCTATCGTTTCCAAGTTTGATGGTTCTAAAGTTGTTACTTTTTCTTTTTTGCTTGACATACTAATTTACCTATGGAATCTTGTAGAATGGACTTGGATACCAAGTACAATCCTCGTTAAAATACCATTTGTTTGAGATAATAAAAGGTCTAATAGGAGATGGTCCTGCATCGGAAAGATAGAACTGGTATCCGTTATATTTGCACGAATCTGCCACAAACTCTTCTAGAGTTCTGTAATCTAGCGAATCTACATCGACCGCTGACAATGTTGGAACACATATCTTGCAATCATTTGGTATCGTAAGAACCTCAATATTAACAATCTTCTCTTGCGCAAGTTTAAACTTGTCAATCGAGACAGCGGGAAGTGTGGATTCTTCAAATACTCCATCCCTCGCTCGTATGCATTTTGCCGCTATCTCCATCTTGTGATCTACTTGGCCAAAAAGTTCCCGTGGTTGTGATAAAGTCACTATTTCATAAAACAAATTACCATATAGGACGAAATCCCCTTCCTGAACTTTCAGATCCTGATCTTCTGTAAGCCTTCGTTTATGAAAATTAATCGTAATACTCGATCTTCTGTCGATACCAAGATTCGTGGTGTCGGTAGTCTGCCCTTCCCAAGAAATCAAGGCGTTAACCTTGATCGGAGAAAGAAAATTCTTGTGGATCGCCTCGCCATAAAGCGGATGATAATTCGTGTGCTTCATGCTTACGGGATAATAAATAATCCCCTGGCCAATAACACGCTCGATAAGCTCATCGTTGACCTGCTTAACTAAGTTTCTTTCTTTCTCCCCTAAAAACATTGGGGGAGGAGGATTAGCGGGTTGATTCCACGTAATATCTTCTGCCACTACTTATCCCCCTAGCCCGTATAAATTGTCATTGGAATTTTTGCTTGTAAATTCTGGGTTGATTCCATCATTTCTGAATCGGTGGTCACCAACTTGTCGTAAGTCATCTCTTCAAGAACTGCCTTGAGTTCATCCCTTAGGGTGGTCTGCTCTTCCTTCGCCTGAGACAGGAGTGTGTCGCCGTTTAAGGTAACAGACTCTCCTGGGATTGGTATTGTCGTAAACTTGTTTCTTATTAATCCTAACATTTCTTTACAAAGAGCGAGAGCGAACCTCCGAATCCACTGCTTCCCAATAGAATTAATATTGGTATAAGGAATATTGGCAAAGGGAAGGGTGTTCATGTTGTTGACGCCCCCGACGCCTGTATCAAGTCCTGTTTCGTCGAAAAGCGCATCAGTAGCTATCGTGAATTCAAACCAAATCTTCGTAACCCAATCAGTATCGGGTACCGGATATAACCTAATCTTGTTATTCCTTATTTCGTAAGAATAGTGAGAGGTTCGAGTATAGAGAGAATCCTCATATGACATCGCCTGGAGTTTGTTTTGCCAAACGGGAACGATCTCAAAAGTGCTATCATCAGAATATTGCCCATAAGTGGAAAGATTTCCTATCGTGTTTATCCCCCCATAATATCCATAAAATCTCCACATCGCACGCGGTGACTTATAATACACTTTCTGAATTCTCGCTTTCTTTGTTGTATCTATACCAGAGTATGCCACACCTCCTGCGGCAGCACTAGAAGAGATAATAGACTGCAAATCATAGTCTTGAACGCCGTCAGATATGCTGATGGAAGCAGAATAAAAAGTCGAATCACCACCTACCTGCGCCCTCCCAGAGGCAACTGAAGCGAGCGCATTGGCGTACCCCAAGTCAAACCTCGGCCGCCTCAACTCTGCACCTGTGCCGCTTAGTTGAGTCAGAAGATCGCCTGCCTGAAGCTCTCCGTCGCTATCAAAAGTACCTGTTGTCTGCCCCAACAAGCTAGACAGAACGTTTCTTGATTGGTGGATGTTGACTATATAAGAATATTCTAAAACCGCTTCTTCATAAGCAGCATAAACATTATTTGCGGTGAGTTCAATGTCAAGTACATCACCCCCGAGTTTCCGATAAGCGAATGCTACCTGATCAACTGCACCCGAAATGAAATCGGCGTCAGTATATACTCCGAAAGGTAACGACCCAGTAACATCTGCTTTGACACCAGATGATGGCAAGACAATAGCACTTACAGTTGAAGATGGAGATAGAGTAGGGACTGCCACATTGTTTCCTCCTGGAATTATACACTATAAATAGTTAGAGAATAAAAGAAAAGAGCCTCCGAAGAGGCTCTTATTCCTTTTATGTTGTTGCGCTAATCTTATCCGAGAAGATCAGTTACAATAACAAGTCCGTACATGTCCGGTCGCACCATCTTCTTAGCGTACCGAGTCATCACACCCTTGCGAGGCACGAAATCTTCAGTACCGAAGATAGTTGGTGTCGTTTGGAGAGGCACATAAGGAGCGTAAACATATCCGCTTTCTAAGAAAGAGCTACCTTTACGTCCTGCCAGCACAACATTCCTTGGGAAGTATGGATCAACATAAACATCCCACTTCTTGGAAAGACTACCAACAGCCACAGCACCCGTATTCCCTCGATCATCATCGTGGGTTACAGTCGCTTTGAATCCAGCAGTAAACTCAAGAATGTTTGCCACTTCAGGTCCAACAACCAGAAAGTTCGCTCCCCCTCGCAACGTTTTGCGATGGATTGCAGCGGAAACATCATTGATGGTCTCCAAGAGAGTTTCATACCACTCAGACACGGTGCCCGTGAAGTCCGCTCCTAGAATCAACTCATTAGCTTGAGTGCTAATTGGCGTACCAGTTTCTCGGTTCAGAAACTTGCCAGGTCGTCGAGACCAGAACAACTTACCAGCAGTCGCACCTTTTAAGAGATCTTCAAGAATTTCTTGATCAATCTCAAGCGCAATTTGCTCAGAAAGAATGCTCGTGAGTTCCACTTCTGCATCAAGATTGTGATATGCATTCAAATCTTGACCCAATTCTGGAGTCCACTTGGCTTTGAGTTTCTTGGTTTGTGCCGTTACAGCGACACTATCAACTTTGATATCGATTTCAGGAATCGACACCTCGTCTTCTAGTCCCCACTCGGTTTGACCAACAACTGACCCAAGTGCACCGCCATTCGTGAAATCATCCACTTCTGCCCAAGACATCGCCTGAGCGCCGCCTGGATCCAAATCATTACTTGTTTCAGATCCAGATGCAGCGATGACAACAAGCAAATCAGTACCAGCGGTACCGCTCAATTGAGTCAATCGTCGCGCTTGCCGCCCATCACCCGTCAAGGTAATGGTGAGAGTAATCAGATCATCTAGATTGAATTGATCTAAATCTCCAATAGATACACTGCCAACATACGCTGCCGTTCCAGAAGCGATATCTGGATCGAAACGAAGGATCCTCTCTAACTCTGCATCGATATTAGAGGGCCCGCCAACATTACCCGACAAAACATCGGTAATAGTAACGGCCGCTGCGGTTCCAGTCGGAGATGAATATCCGTTGTTTAGGTTATAGAATGACTTCGAAATGTCAGCTCCCGTAAGAGAGACACCCCCAGTAATCTGGTTTGCGACTGCGCCGCCACCATATACTGAATCACCTGCTTCGTCGCCTAGGCGAGAAGTATGCTTCGTGAAATCCAGAAAGAAGATCAGTCCGCTTGGCAAACTCATGGGCTGAACTGACACCAAATCATTGGCGATCAATCCTGCGAACACGCGCCGCACAATCGGAAATGCAACCGCTGCAAATCCCTCAACATCCCCACCAGACATGGTAGACGCTTCACGAAGAAGTTCCTTCGCTTGATTTTCTAGTAAACACGCCATCGTGTTTCTCTTTTGCTCGTTTCCGAGACCCTCTAAGAGTCCAGTCTTTTCCCATTTTTCAATAAG